TCCCTGCTAAAGTGGAGTGAAGTCGTCTGCGAATGAACTCGGCTCGATCGTCGTGATGCGGTCTATGCCTTGGCCATCGACCCATTCGACCAGCGGCCAATCAGAGTCGGCGTCGAATTCCAGGAACGTGACCTCAGTATTGGGCTTGAGGTCAAGCTCGGTCATCTCGGATGTCAGCTCCTGGCCCTTAGCATTATGGCCGTAGCCATTACCATGACCTGGATTGTACAGATACTTATCACCCGTAGTAGCTGGCATTACTTCTTGCCTCGCTTCTTGGCTACCATCTGGCGGAATGCGTCTTCACGCTTCTGCGCATCCGATTTGCCGTTGTCGTCCTCTTGCTCTTCGTCGTCGCCGTTGTCCTTGGTGTCTTCCTCATCGTCCTGAGCTTGCTGTGCCTTCGTCTTGGTCTTCTTACTGGCTGTCGCCATTAGCTTGTACTCCCGTCTGAGTTCCAGTTTTCTGGGATGAGGTTCCGCGCGCCAAGAGCATTAGCACGCCGGATCAGGTAGCGACGGATCGTAGAGTGATCGCCCTTGCCACGTCCGACCGCGCGGATTGCCTTCTTGAGGTAGGCCACATTAGGCGTCGGGTAGCGCGGAGCCCCACCGCTCTTGCTCGGTAGCGCTGCACCCTTCTTGGCTGCAGCCTTTCGCCCCTCGGCCGTCTCATGCTTAGGTGTCGTCGCCATGTTCTCTCCAGTATTGATCCCAGGCAGCTCTCGCTTCCTTGCCGGTGAATGTCTCTGTTATGCGGTTCCACTGGTCATGTAGCTCCGCATTAGGGCTGTCATCGTTCACTCCGCGCAACACGGGCTTAGCCAGACAGCTACAGTAGTCGTGAGCGCGGAAGCTGGTATTGCCAGGCTTAAATGGCCCCTTCGCGGCCTGAGCGGCACAATACGAACACGAGCCAGGGCTGAGCAGCCTTTCCCAGCCTGTCGCTTCTGGGTCGCGAGCTACGGCCGCAGTAACCGTATTCCGTGCGCCGTTCAGAGCAAACCGGGCACCGGCGCCAGAGAGTGTATTGCGCGCGAACCCTGACGCCTTGCCCGGTTCCTCTCCCTTCGTGTTGAGGTGATGGTAGAATGTCCCGTTCGCAACGGAACCAGTCATCCTGTTGAGGTGCTGGGCGTTGAATGATGCTGGTCTTACAACTGGGTAGTCGAGTCCATGAACGACATGTAGGTTGCGATAATACTCAGCAGCGTTCCCGGCCGATCCCGCATAAGCCTGGGCAATGAGTATCTTGAGTATCGGACCCATGTCCTTCCAGCTGGCCGAGAACCGGTCAGGGTCGATATGCGAATCCCACATCGCCCGGATGGCGTTCTTGACGTACTCGCTGACAGCACCCTGGTCGGACTCGTAATGTGCATCCAGAGCCCGTGGCGGACTCGGGGCGATAGCCGCGAGAGGACCGGACGTGCCCGTGCCAAGGAACCGGTAGGCACGAGGGCCTCTTGAACCAGGGCTCCGGGCCTCCGGTATACCCCTAGGCCGTTCGCGCCCCTTAATCGCGTCCCGGTCGGTTTGCGGAGTCCGGTCGAAGGTCGTATCCTGGCTAATGGACATTCACACCACCGCCACCAGTAGCTGGCCGGGCCGACCGCGAGCCCGTCGTCTTGGTTATCCGGCCCTGAGTACCGGCTGGTATCTGAACCGGGACGGTAGCCTCAACGCCACCGCCTCCAGGACCGCCACCAACGCTAGACGTGATACTGGAGTACTGAGGCTGGCTCTGTAGAGCTGCGGCCACGGCGTCCTTGACGACATCCTTCGCGTTGTATTCCTGCTTCGCGCGTACCCAGGAATTGACATCGTCGGCGGTCGCGCCTGGTATGAGACGCCATAGCTCTTCAACTGGGATGCCGAGCATCTGAGCAGCCTTGCCTAGCCCGTCGATAGTTGCAGCGAATGCCCGGGCGCTCGTATTACGCCAGACTACCTCGCCGTTTAGGTCATTCCATCCCTTCTTGTCGCCTGCGGCCAGGGCATTGAGCCGGAAGCTATTGCGCCACGGGTCAGTGAGGATAGACTGTAGCTCTTCGACCTTGCGATCGAGTCCATCCCGTGCGGCGGCCAGGGCTTCTGCCGACAGGTTAGCGATCTGGCCCAGGAGGTGATACGGCGGTACTTGCGAGATTGTCGACATGTGCCTAATGCCGGCCTCGCGGCTATTGATGTACGGCTCCAGGTGCGTCTCGTTGAATTCGCCAAACCTGCTGGTCGGGTCCTCGGCAGCCCACACGCGATCGACGCCTGGCTGGAATGGAGGCTTGGGGCGTCCTGCCTCGTCGGACGGTGCCATACCAGTAACCCAGCGCTGCTTGAATGCCTGGTACTGCTCGGCCATCATCAAGTTGAACGTCGTCGCGTTAATCTGGTCCTGGACAGGGATGAGCGGCTCTACCTCGCCTGAGCAGTCAGTCTCGCCGTCTAGGTCAGCTTCGTACAGGAACCTGACAACAGGGCAAATCCCGAGCCCGTGCGTCATGATTGGGGACATGCCATTGATGTATGGATCATCCGGCGCGGCTAGCTGAAGACTGAGCTGAGAGACGTTCGACACAATGCCAGTAGTCTTACTGACCAAGATATATCGTGTCTGGTCATCATACAGCGTTACGATCACGCGCTGGTCCTGTACACGCATTGGGTTACCAGTGACACGTACCTCAATTGCGACCTGCGGCCACTCATCGTCTATATCATCAGCGTAGAAGGCTGTCATCCGGCGCGGGCTAACTGGGCGCATAACCGGCACATCATCAGCCTCAAGCTCTTCATCCCGCGCCATCTGGCCGGGAAGGACAACTATATACGCAGACCCATACTTGCTAACAGAACGGTGAATACCGTGCTGACGTGAGATCATACGGTTAGCCCTGAACGTATTCCACATTGGGTCAGTGTCTATGCTCGATGCCGTCTCAATGGTCGTCTCGCCAGACGGCTTGTAACCGTCTACATGTAGATTCTCCGAGATGACTGAAACGACAAGCGGCAGAAAGTTGCGCTTAGCCTTCGACATGATCCAGCGGTACTCAGCATTGACTCCCTTGGGAGCATACGGCTTATCATGCCGGCCTCGCATGTACCTGGATATCTTGTCAAGTCGAACCTGATCCGACGCGCGGAGCTGCATCATCTGCTCGGCTAGAACGTTAACATCTTGGATGTCGACTATCATAAGTCCAGCCACCTAATCTCTGTCCCGTATTCAGGATGACCGTGTATCTTCTCGACATCATCCCAGCTTTGCCATACAGAGTGAGACCTGAATTGTGTCATCCATCGAAGACACACAGTGCCGTCGCTGAATACAACGCCCTCAAACTGAACCTCTTCAGGCGCATTGGCAGCACCCTGCTCTCGATACCCCTCAGGCGGATTTGGACGATAACATTCAAATCTTCTCATCATTAGCTGAAACTCCAGACTGTCCTCTTTTGCGCGCGCTCAGCCTCGCGCTTCTGCTCCTTGAAGTTCTTGCTTGACAAGACCAGCCTCCGCGCGTGGCGAGCTATGATCATCGCTACACACGCGTCAATCTTACGCGATGACTTTGGGCTCTCCTTGGCGATGCTGATGCCCCAGCGGTTCGGCCGACGCCGGGCGTTTACGACATGGCGGCCGAGAAAGCTGTCGCCGTCGTGTACGAACGTCCCGCTCTCAATCTCGCCCAGCACCATTTCACAGGCCATGGTGAACTCAGCAATATGAGAACGCATATCCCATGCTACGGGCTGAGGGTCGCGCCCGGCTGGTACCGCCCAGACTGGCAACTCATCCTCAAACATATCACGCCAGGTAATCTTGGTGTGCTCTTCCCACTCGTTTACATCCGCAAAGAATGCACACACGTGCCAGCGCTTGGCTGCGGCCTCGACAGCGGCGCTGACTTCATGCACAGGAATTGGAACACGGCCGTCATCCGTCTCCCAGATGCCTAGGCTGAATGTAAAGCCTGTCTCAACATGACAGCCGATCAGAGCGGTGGCATCATTGATACGGCTACCGTCAAAGCCAATGGTGATATCATCACCGTCAGCAATGTAAAAAGCTGGATCAGCGAGCTTAGACCAAAACTGCTGCGTCGTCCATGCATCCTCAGCCGCCTCTGGCCAGTTCAGGTAGTACCGCTTCGATACATCGAGAGGATTCTTAGGGGACAGGATACGGTTCTGTACAATGTCGTCGACATCGACCCAGTAAGCGTCACCGTAAGCGTGCTGGACTCCGCGCTCGATGGACTTGTCATCTTCAAAGTCAGTGTCTGGTGGAGCCATTCGAGAGTCATACAGAATTCTACCTCGTCCACGCAAGCGTCCCTCTTCCTGAGCAACCCAAGCATCAAAGGTAGACTCAGCCACTGACTCTTTTCCAGGCTCCCATGCATTGCTCGTCTCCAGTAGTCGACTGCCGGACTTGCCAACGTTACGGTCGAGGACCTCTGATAGCGCCTTGCCACCGTTGACAGGCAAGAAACTCTCTGTCTGGTCTAGGATAGCAAAAGTGACCAGGGCGCCTTCCTCAGTGACCGGGCTCGACGTGATGACCATGAGCTGTCCACCACCCGGTATGTGGAACACAGTCTTACCTGTCTCGACATCATAATCTCCACGTATGCGGGATTTGGGAGGCAGAAGTGCGCGTACCATACGCATTGTATTGACATTTGCCTGGTCATGACTGGTAGCGGCAATTTGCACGAGGGGCATGCCAACAGGTCGTCCAACACAGCCTCCGAGCACCCGCTTGTCAAAGTCCTTGAGCCTGACTGGCGCTAGTAGCTCGATAAGACTCATAACCGCTGCAAATGGAGACTTGCCAGCGCCTTTTGGGTATCGTCGCACACCGTGATAAAACAGCCAGCGACCCTTCTCATCAAGGGCATACCACCATAGAATGAACCTGACCTGGCTCTCGATGAACTCCCACCGCTCGCCTGTATTCGGGCCATCGGGCTGTCGCAGGTACTTGGACGCCCAGTGAATGGCCTCCCAGCCGAGTGTCAGCTCAGGAATACCGTCAGGTATTGTCACCGTACGATCGCGTGGAGCTATCATCCGCGCTCCCGGTCCCGCTCTCGCCTACTATCGCGGGCGAACAGTTCAGAAAAGATGATCCACAGGCATGCGATCAGCGAGAACGACAAGTATGTTGCCAGCACAATAGTGCATGCCACGTAGTACATGTGATGCCAGTGCATACCTCAACCTTCCCGGCGAACGGTTGAGGTTACGGAAAGCAGAGAACGTTGGAAGAGAGGCCGTTGCCGAGTGCGCCTGCGCCGCCTGCTCCAAGAGCAGTGACATTCGCACGGGCGTAACGGAATCTGGCGTCTGTCGCGGCGGTAACCCAGCCATCGCCGGTGACACTTCCGCGAGCCGTCCATGTGCTGTTGTCTGGACTCGTCTCCAGGGCTACGACGCTGTCCGCGACCGGACTGCAGACCCGTAGCGAGAATGCCCGGAATAGATTGCCTACCCCTGCGTCGTGCTTGACTGCGCCTGGTCCTGTCGCAGCGTGTACGTTCTGCGCGTAGTTGGTCATGGTTCCTCCATGTGCCCTAGGCTGACGGGACGGAATGCAGACGGCCTTGCCATCCTTGGACCGCCGCGTCAGCTGCTTCTTCATCCTCATCTTCTTGTACGGGCTCTGCCAACTCAATACGGCTGCGCTTGCGATCGGAGAGGGTAGCTCCAAGCCGCTCGCTCAGACGCACAAACTGCGCCAGGATACTGGCGTTATGCGTTCTCAGGAACACATTATAGGCGTCAGCCGCAGCGACGGCCGTTGCCCAGTCAGACGGCTCAAAGAAATCAGAATGTCCGGAAAGCCGAAGCGAGTTGTACCAGCTCCTGGCTTTCGGCATCCAGCTCTTGTCCGCTTCC